CTTTATGGATTAAAGACTATATCCCTTAGATACTTTAATGTTTATGGAGATAGACAACCATTAAAAGGTCAATACGCACCAGTAATAGGACTATTCTTAAAACAATATCATGAGTCAAAACCACTAACAGTAGTTGGAGATGGATCTCAGCGTAGAGATTTTACTCACATATCGGATGTAATACAAGCAAACATACTTGCATCTGAAGTTAAAAATGGATTTGGGGAAGTATATAACATTGGGTATGGAAGTAACTACGCTATACTTGATATTGCTAATATGATTTCAAATAATATTAAATTTATCCCTTCAAGAATTGGTGAAGTGCAAGAAACTCTTGCGTCTAATGCCAAGTTTAAAGATTTAACTGGTTGGACTCCAAAGATATCTCTAATGGATTGGATACAACAATGAAAATAAATTTTGGTTGTGGCAGCATTCAGCCTTCTGACTGGGTTAATATAGATCTTGATCCAGAGTTTAATACTGAGTATAAAGATTTAAAATTAATGCCAGACAACTCTTGTGATATTATTGTTTGTCATGCAATAGTTTGTTGTGTTAAGTATCATGATATTGAAAAAGTTTTGTCAGAATTTTATAGAGTTTTAAAACCAGGAGGGGTTGCAAGAATTAGCCTACCAGACATAGTTTCTGGATTTAATGCATATAAAAATAACAATATTAGTTTTTTCCCTAACTCTGAAGATGACTTAGACAATAGATTTTCTGCATGGCTAACTTGGTATTCACAATCAGCATCACTTTTAACAAGTAAAGCCTTACAATATAAATTAAAGAGCGTTGACTTTGGTAATGTTTCTGAAACAAAATTTAAACAAACAGTATATTCAAATGAAAAAATATATGAACTTGACACAAGAGAACATGAATTTTATTTTGTGGAGGCAATGAAGTGACAGAGATGATTAAAACAATTTTAAATGGAGAGTTTGAAATTGTGCTTCCAAAACATCGTGCAGATAGACCAGATTGGTACCAGCCTGATGGATGGGAAAAATTAAGACTAAAATCAATGCATGAAAATATTGGTAAGGGAGATGTTGTTTATTATGTTGGTGCAGAAGAAGGTGAGTTTCCAGCACTATGTCAAATGTGGGGCGCAGAAGTAGTTTTATTTGAACCAAATCCCAAGGTGTGGTCACATTTTCCTATAACTTGGTCTGCCAATAACTTAAAAATTCCAATGGTATGTATACCTGGTTTTGCATCTGATAAGATAAACAGTCTTTCACGTATTTATTATAATGAATGGCCACCAGAAGTAAATGATATTATTGAAGCAGCACATGGGTTTAAAGAATTATATCTTGAAGGAGAAACATATGGTCAAATTACTATAGATTCTTGTGTTTATGATCACGGGATTAACCCACCTACCGCCATTTCATTAGACGTAGAGGGCAGTGAGTGGAGGGTCCTAGGAGGGGCTGAGAGGGTGCTTAGAGAGCATAAACCTAAGATTTGGTTATCTGGACACCCTGAATTTATGTTGCAACAGTGGAACGAGGCTCTGCATGACCTTAGACAATGGATAAAAGGATTAGGATATAAAGAAACTTTTTTAGATTATCAACATGAGGTACATTTATTTTATGAATAATTTAATATTTTGTCCACATACAGATGACGCAATCTTTTCATTAGGTGATTATATTATTGACAATAATGATTCTTTTACTATTGCATCTGCATTTGCTGGAATACCAACAGATGAAATTGGATATAAAAAACACATTAGATTAAGACAAGAACATGAGGAAGCCTGTGCCATGATAAATGCTAAGGTTATTAATGGCGACTTATTAGATGATGTCTATGGAAAACAAAATGAAGATATTTTAATTGATTGGATAAAAAATATAATTGTAAATTTTGATAACATATATATTCCATTGGGTATTCATCATCCAGACCATGTGTTGTTATCAGATACTATATTTAGTTTAATGAAAGATTTTAATAAAACATATTTTATATATGCTGAATTGCCATATAGGATGTCGCATCCAGAGTTACATAAAGAAAGATTAAAACAGTTTGAGTCTATCCATACTTTAGAAAACATTACAATTAATTTTACACAGCATAAAATTGAGGCAATCAAAAAGTATAACTCACAGATAGCATATGTACATGATCCATCTTACATAGACGAAGATTTAATTGGTAAACTTATTGTAGAAGAAAAATTATGGAAGATTTTAACATGACTAATGCATATCTTTATTCAGTTAAACAAGAAGACTGTGCTGCTGACAAATGGGATTACGGTTTATTAAAACAATTTTTTAATAAAAATAATATTAAACCAGATAAAGTAACAACCTTACCTAACACAGATAGAGCCTTTGTTGTTATTCCTGGGCCACAAAATGTAGACTATGAAGATCAAATATCTGAAGAGTTAAACAAGATAGATAGAGTTGTTTTATTTATTACTGGAGATGAAAGCGCTACATTTAAAGTTGATAAGATAAAACATAAAAATATTGAAATTTGGATTCAATACCCGCACAGAAAACATTCACAATATAATAAATTAGCGTTGGGTGTGCCAAGAGATTTACACAAACATTTGCCAAAGTATCAAGATAAATCATATGATGTATTTTTTTCAGGACAGATAACTCATCAAAGAAGACAAGAACTTGCAACTGTTATGCCTAACATAGCCAATTCTTTTTATAATCCAACTACGGGGTTTGCAGAAGGACTAAAACCAAAACAATACTATGACAAAATGTCTTTATCAAAGATTGTTCCTTGCCCTAGCGGGGCGATGGTTATTGATTCATTTAGATTTTATGAAGCAATTGAAATGCTTTGCTTGCCTATAGGAGATAAGTTAGACTCAAAAATGCAAAATACAGATTTTTTTAATTTTGTATTTGAAGATAATCATTCAGTAAAAACTGTTGATAATTGGAATCACTTGATTGACTTGTTACCTGAACTATTAAATAATTATACATCTGAAATGCATCAGATTGTTTGTTGGTGGATTAAATATAAAAGAGATCTTTTTATTAAGTTAATGAGGCAAGTAAATGCATAAAAGGGATATAACAATTGTCATGGCTACATCTGTAGTTTTAGATCATCCAAGCACAAAAATGATAGATCAAACCATTAGTGATGTTCGTGCTCATTTTCCAGACAACGAAATTATTATGCAAATAGATGGTCTTAGAGAAGAACAACAAGATCGTAAAAAAGATTACGATGAATACAAAAATCGTATTTTATGGAAATGTTTACATGAAGATAAAAACATATTACCTTTTATATTTAAAGAGCATAGCCATCAAACCAACATGATGCGTCAAACAATCAATGAAATTAAAACACCACTATTACTTTATGTTGAAGGAGATGCTCCCTTAACTCCAGACACACCTATAGATTGGGATAAGTGCTTAGATATGTTTGAATACAATAAAGCAAATACTATTCGTTTTCATTTTGAAGCATTTATACCAAAAGATCACGAACACCTTATGTTTGGATTAGAAGATGGTTTTATGAAAACCATACAATGGAGTCAACGACCACATCTAAGTAGAAAACAATATTATAAAGACATTGTGCTTCCAAGATGTAAGGATAAATTTTTTATAGAAGATACATTTCATGGAGCAATTCAAGATGATATATCTCCATATAAGGAGTTTAATCAAGAAGGTTGGGATACTCATAAACTTTGGATTTATCATCCTGAAGGAAACATTAAACGTTCTTATCATTTAGATGGTCGTCAAGGCACAAGAAAGTATACTTCAGATGATGAAACTTGGGGGTATAAAGAATGAGACTAGGAATCATAGCAAGATCAGACAACACTGGTCTTGGTAATCAGACTAGAGAGTTAGTTAATATGCTTAATCCTGATAAGATTCTTTTAATTGACTCTGCCCCGTTTAATAAAAATAAACAGCATCCTGAATGGTATGAAGGTTATAATCTTTACTCAACTAAGGGAGGTATGCCAACAACAAAAGAAATCATTTGGTTTTTGAAAGATGTTGATGTAGTAATTAGTTGTGAAACCTTTTATCATTTAGAACTTGTAGATCTTGCTAGGCAACAAGGAACAAAGACTATTCTTCAATACAACTACGAACTTTTTGGTAACTTAACAAACCCTAACTGGTCATTACCAGATGTATTGCTATCTCCTAGTCTTTGGAATATAGACATAGTAAAAGAAAGGTTTGGCTCTGCATGTGATGTAATTCATTTACCACCACCAACAAATGAATCTTTATTTAATAAAGCAAAAGACAATAATCTTTCAAAAGATCACAACCGTATACTTCATATTGCTGGTAAAAAGGCTGCAAAAGATAGAAATGGAACTGAAAGTATTTTTGAAATGGTCAAGCATTCTAAAGAAGATTACGAATTAGTAATTAAATCCCAAACCCCAATTGATACAAACTGTAAAGATTCTAGGGTAAAAATTGAAATAGGTAATACAGCCAGCAGGGAAGACATGTATGATGGCTTTGATGCAATGATTCTTCCTAGAAGGTATGCTGGTCTTTGTTTACCTATGAATGAGGCTCTTATGAGTGCCCTGCCAGTTTTTATGACTAATGTATCTCCAAATAATACAATATTGCCTGAAGATTGGTTAGTAGAATCAACAAAGATAGGATCATTTAGAACAAAGTCAATGGTTGATATTTATAATATTGTTCCAGATAAATTTGCAAACATAATTGATAGATATATTAAAAATAATAATAAAAAAGAATTTAAAGAAAAAGCATTATCAATTGGTTTAGAAAACTTTTCTATAGATAAATTAAAACAAAAATACTTAGAAATTATAAACAAATAAAAAAGCCAGCCTATTTCTAGACTGGCTATCTTATAAAAGATTATTTACTTCTTTTTAGCAGCCTTTTTTAAAGGTGCTTTTGCAGCCTTTAGAGCCTTTGTAATTTCAGCAGCATCAGGTAAAATGCCAAATGCGGCGTCGTTTGGATTGAGCGCTCTCAATGCAACGGGCGCTATAGCAGCAACTAGTGCAGCCCATAGATCCTTTGGATCTGTTACGCCTGCCATGTATAGTGCAAGACCTGATGCAAGAACTGAGCGACCATATGACGCTAGTATTGCCTTAGTTTTATCATTAATTAAGTTATTCATTATTCCTCCTAGGATATAATTTGTGTCATTGTTGTAAAGCCAATCCAAATCCCAATAATTCCTGCGACTCCCGCAAAAACTGGTGGTGCTGGTACTGGCAATTTGAATGCAGCAAACACGAAACCGCACCCAAAACCTGTTAGTGTTGATAGAAGTATAGTTTTCATTTATCTTCTACATTTTCTGGTAAAAACTTTTTTAAATCTTCATAGGCACTAGAGATTATTTTCATTTGATTATGCAATGGATTACCTTCTGACAATGTACCAAAATCTGAAAAATAGTTAATGCTTGGATCAATTTCTTCAACAAACTTGGTCAAACCTTTTTGAACATCTTCTATATAGGTAAAAGCCCAGTCTCTAGAATCAGACAAAAACTTTATAAAATTTTCTCTATGAACATCATTTTCAGATAATTCTTTTAAAGATTTTACCTTATCGGCATACTCCGTAAGTGTTACATTTTCTAAAAATACTTTAGCAAATGACATTTTAAGGTTTCTTAATTGATACAAAACCGCCATATACGATATAGCAAATGACACTGACAGCACTATAGAAAATATTAAAATAGCATCTTTCATTTTTTAATAGCCTCCCTAGTAATCATTACGATTGCCCCATTATCCTCTAAAGCCTTTTTTACTCTTACCATATATTCTACAGCATGTCGCTTCTCTGTGTCAAATAGACGTATAAACATAGCCTCATTAGCCTTAATAGTTATAAAATGTTCGTTATCAATAATTTCTACCTTGAAATTTTTGGGGGCTGGAATAGAATGAAACGCCATTTTCATTTTATCTGTATACATTATTGTTCCATTGTTAAAGATTGCCAGGTATTGGACCAATCTTCTTTAGTCTTATGTTTGTTAAACTCTCTAGATACTTCTCCACCTTCTAGATATACTCCACCCCAAACACCCCATTCTTTACCAGAGATGCCTACTGCAAAGCATGTTTTTGCTACTGGACATTGCTGGCACATTGAATCAACAATTGCCCTACCAGATTCGTTGTCTTCATATTTATCAAAATAAATATTTGTATCAAGACCTAAACAAATTGCATCATCTTTCCATAAATGCTGTTTCATAATTACTCTCGATACTTGTTTGGTATATCCCACCCATTACGACCAGGAGAATAAACTTTGTGGATGTACCACTTATCTTTAACTCTAATACCCATTGGAGATGTTTTTGCAATGTCAGATTCTTTTAAATCAATAACATCCCAACCATTCCAAAGCAAATTACTATTTTTGGAAATAATTTTTTCCATAGTATTCAAACTTCTAATAAACATAAATACCCCCTAGTATTTAAATATACCAACTTCTACATTTTTTAACTGTGCCTCTGAAACTAACCTCGTGGTTTTTTCATTAGGCTTACTTAAGAAAGCAAAGTAGTTAATTTGATCTAAATTTTCTTGCATCCAAACTGGAGCAACTTTATAAAATTTAATCTTTTTCCCTCTTGCCTTCATTCCTCTTTCAGATAAGTTAGAAAATTCAGAAACAAAAGAATTTATTTTAGCAGGACCAGCAGAGTAAATTATAAACTCTGTGTCGTCTTTATGCATGTTTGACATGGCAACGCCCATAGAGCGAATAAACACATTGTAGTCGCTAAACTCATTTGTGCCCTGAACTGCCACGATCATCTCTTTTACCATCCTTTAAACTATCTAATATAAAAAGCATTTTATCTAAATCACCTTTTGATAAAGTACTTGTATCTATTGGTTTAGTGGTGTGGCGTTGTACCTCACCATTTATAGCCTCTGCAACATAAAAGATATTATTAGATATCCAATATGCCTCATTGCCTAAAACCATAACCTTAATCATACCTTTTTCTTTATGCTTTGTCAATTGAGAAAAATTCTGTTGGTTATTTGATAAAGGCATAGAAAAAAATAATTTCATTAACCTGTGCGTGTCACTTTGTTTATGCAAGGTTCTTGAAAAAGGTTTTTTCTTGTTTCTTTTACCTACTCTAAGTATAGACCAAGCAAGGATCAATGTCAAGCCTAAGATCATTAATTCTTGCATTATTCAGACCTATCTACTTTTTAATTGCTGGTTTTGCTTCTACTGAATTTTCAACAGACGTAGTTCTATTTAACTTTATTTGCATTTGCAATAAGTTAAACTCAAGATCTGAAGATTTTTGTTTATAAAATACAACTAATTGCTTTACTTCTTCAATGGTTAAATCCTCCACTTTTACCCCTTCCTTAAATTAAATGGGCTATCTGCCCAAACCTTTTCTACTTTCTTTTTTTCTCTTTCTACAATTGCACGGCTCCATGAAAATCCTGCATCGCCACCCCAAGCATCCCACATAATTCTGCCGTTAGAAGGGAACTCTGGACCATCATAAAACCCTTTTCCTTTTTTATCTACTTCATGACGAGAAAAGAAAGAAAACATTCTTTTAACAGTACTAAGAGACATTGCTGATCCATTTACAATATCAGTTGCACGACCCCAGCCTACTGGAGTTCCTGCACCAGTTGCCTTACCATCTTCTTTCCACTTCAATGCACGACGAGCAGCAGCCTTCATACCAGAAGTAGGAGTGTATGTATCAGCCATTTTTCTTATCCCGTTTTTGTTGTTTAGCAACACGTTTTTCTTTAAGAGTCATCTTAGGCTCTTTTTTTGTATTAGCATTACCTTTTTGTTCTTTATTTGCCATGAGTTACCCCTACCTTTGTTTTTGGATATGGACCAAGATCTGCTTTAACAGTCCCGTCTTTTCTTAAACGAACAATCCTACCATTTTTTATTTGTGTAGGATTGAATGCTGTTATTTTTTTCTTTGCCATTATTTTTCAATTCTTGTTGGATTAAAAAATCCATCCCAAATATTTTTTGTTGTAGATTGTGATTTATAAGTTCCACCACGACGTTTATATTCTTGAACTACCCAAGAGTTGGCAACTGCAGATGGATAAACATCAAATTTATCTTTTGCTGCTTGCACAACTCTTGCATATAGTTTTGGATTTGATGGGGTGGATCCGCCAGAACGAGGTTTTATTAATTGTTCATAGTTCGGTTTCTTTGCTTTACCAATTGATGAATCATACATTGCCATTGTAACATCTGAATTCATAGAATTATTATTTTGAAGATCTGGAATAAATAATGGTTCAATTTTTGTTACCATAGAGGCCTTTACACCAATTAAATATTCAGTTTCATCCCAACCATAGTCTTCCTCAAATTCAAGAATACGGACTAAGACTACTGGCTCTTCTGTTGAGGCTTTTAATGAATAGTCAGAATATTCTATTCCAAACATGCCATCCACCATCACATACTGAATAATTCCAACATATGTTTCATCTTCTCCTGTTGTAATAACAAAATCACCTTCTACAGGCATTGACTTTTCTAGGCTTGTAATAACCTTATATTCTTTTACTGGCTTTCCTGCTGGCATAATAAACCTCCTAGGCTATATATAGATTATATCAGGCTTTAGGATTCAAAAGTCGTATGATTTCAAAAAGATTCCACCTGTCTTTTTTGGATAAACCCTCTATTGCTACTCGATCAAAAGCCTTTTTAGATAGGGTAATAATTGGCTCTTCAGCAAAAAAATCTATCTCTAAAAATCCCCTTTCCCATAAGTTCATAACACAAGAATTAACATCTGTCATATGTTCATCATATAGATCTGGCATAAGATTTTTAATCTTAGGGGTAAAGGAGTATAGGAGTTCTCCAGTTTCTTGGTCAACTCCCACGGTTTCTAGTCCGCCATCAAGAATAAGTTTTTCAATTATTCCTTCTTCTTTATTATCCATTTCCAATAAACTCCAATAGTGATTTTTTAGTCTGTGATCCCATAACTCTATTTATTTCTTTACCGTCTTCAAATAAAATAAATGTTGGCACAGACAAAATTTTAAAATCTTTAGTCATTTCTTTTTCTATATCAACATCAATCATTTGAAAAATACCAGGAAAGTACTCCCTATTTAAATCTTCAACAGTTGGCTTTATTTTTTTACAAGGCTGACACCAGTCTGCTGTAAAATAAAGTATTGTTTTCATTTACCAGACTTTGTTCTAGCCTTTTTTAATAATTCAAAATCTTTAATTTTTGTATCACCAAGATATCCCCAAGCATAACCATCTTTAATCATTTTATTGTTTACGGAATCTGATTCACCATTAACATAAACCCAACCAAGAATACGTCCATACTTTTCTGATGAATCCATTTTTTCTGTACGAATAACAACTGACTTAGCATCTTTTAATTGTTTCTTTAAATATTCTTTAGCCTCAAGACCAAGAACTTTTTCAGCCTTATCTGTTGTCCGTGACTCTGGCGTATCAATGCCAGCCAAACGAACACGGGATTCAAATAAAATATCAAACCCTAAATCAATAAGTACGTCAATGGTGTCTCCATCAACAACATTCTTTACTTCTCTAACAAAATACTCATACATTATAATGCTCCAATCGCTTTGTTTTTAACTAACTTTTCACGCTCATCAAGAACCTCTAACATGAAAGACTTCATCTTGTTATGTGATTCAGGATTATTCATTATCTTTTCATAGTGATGACTGCAAAACATCAACTCTCCAGAAGCGCCTTTTATTCTAACTAACGCCTGGGCTAGACATTTATCACAACGATCTTTTGCGTCTAAAAACCATTGTTTTGGCTTTACGCTTGGATGATCTTTTAATATGTTTGTCATAGTACTATTATATCGCTACTTTCTGTTGTCTGTTGAATAAAATCCACTACCGTTAAAAATTGCAGTAGGGGCACTCCAAAGCCTTTGCATAGATTGATTACAGCACACTGGAAATCTATCTTCATCAAACCTTTTTTCAAACTCAATTTGTGAAGAACAAACAGAACATTTGTAATCATATCTTGGCATTAACTCTCCTATAGGTATATCTAAGTATATCAAAAAATAGGCAGTTTTGCAACATGCCCAGGTTGTTTATTTATTTTATTTTAATTACTTTAGGTTTTTTATCTTCAGGAATTACACGAACAATATTAATTGTTAGAAGTCCATCTTTTAATTCAGCACTAGATACTTCCATATATTCACCTAAAGCAAAGGATCGTACAAATTTACGACCAGCAATTCCTTTGTGAACAACTTCAGCATCTGTAACCTCTACAATTTCACCTTTAATTACCAAGGTTCCATTGTCTACTGACACATCAATATCTTCTTTTGTAAATCCTGCAATAGCAAGAGATAACCTATATGTATCTTCATCTAATTTAAGAAGATCATATGGAGGATATGATTGTGAATTTACCTTATGTGCTGTATTTAAACGGCCTAACTCTCTGTTAAAGCCAATAAAAAAAGGATCATTGAATAGATCCATTGCAAACTGTGTTACCATTTTATTCCCCTTTCAAGCGAATAAATTAATGTATCCCCATTTGGCAGATACAATACCATTATATCAGAATTTTGTAGCCCTACAGAGAATTGAACTCTGCTCACCAAGATGAAAGCCTGGTATCCTGACCACTAGAAGATAGGGCCTTGGAGCGATTAGCGAGAATCGAACTCGCACATTAACCTTGGCAAGGTTACGCACTACCACTATGCAATAATCGCTAGACTTATATTACAAGAACCAACGATTTATTTCTCTTGTAATCCTATTAATTCTACTTAATAAAGAACTATATGTATTGCTTGAAGCATAATTCTTTACAAGTGTTAATATTTTACTATCTGAAGCAGTAACATTATTTGTATTATTTAATTGTCTAGTTACTGTTGAAGTATCAGTAGTTACAGTTGTTGTATCAGATATAGTTGTTACAGTACATTGACTAATACATGCACCAGAACCTGTATCCCAAACCTTGCCCGTTGAATCTGTTGCTATACCATTTTGAATAACAGTTGTAGCAGTTCCAGAATCATTTTTAATTGTAAATTGGTTTTGACTATAAGTTACATTTTGACCATTCCAACCTGCAACATTTCCAGTTGGTGATGCTTTTGTTTGGAAAATAATTCTACTACCAATAGGACACCCCATATATTCAGAGGTCATAGTCTTGTCATTACCTGCAAAGTAAGAATTTCCAACTATCACTCCACATACATGTCCATCTGGATGTATCACTGCATAACCACCTAAATCACTAACTGTTGATGAGTTAGTATTTGTTGTTGATGTGGATGATGAGGTAGTAGTTGAAGAAGAACTTGTAGTTGTTGTAGAATTGGTTACCGTGCCAGTATCTACTCTAGAAATAGTGTTTGACGCAGTTGTAGGCGTTGGCACAGGCGTTGGCACAGGCGTTGGCACAGGCGTTGGCACAGGCGTTGGCACAGGCGTTGGCACAGGCGTTGGCACAATCACTGGAGTTGGTCTTGGATCACAAGTAGTACTTGTAGATGCTGACCAGTTGGGGCTTGCAACTGTTCCTAAGTTTCTTCTTACGTAATTAAATGAACAGTAGGCAGTTAATCCACCAGAAACTCCGTAATCATGTAAACCACGAACGGTTACATTAATTTCAGTTCCAGGATCAGTACATGGAAGTTGACCAAAAGTGTTGATACCAGAAACGCTGATAGTTCCACTAGAACAAACATCTGCATGTGCAGGTGATTGAATTAATGTTAAACCCAAGACAGTTATAATTCCCGCTACTATTTTTTTCATTTTACCCCTTTTATTAGTTATTGTTTATTTTAATTACTACTTGACAAGGGTCTCCGCCCTCTTCCCACTCTTGCTCTTCTTCTTCAGTCATGTAAGGATCTCCTTCATGAGTGTTACAAAACGGTTCTGTTACCCATCCCCGATCAATTCCATTGTTTAACCAAATTTCAAACTCATCAAGACCTGATGCTTCATTTTGAATATCTTTTAAAATATCATCAAAGTTTGCCATATATAAATTATACCCTTAAATGTTTACCACGTCAACTGGACCCATGCAAGATGGGCTAAATTTTATTGCTGCATTTACTGCCCCGACAACTCTTTTGCGAGGATCTTTAGATTTTTCTGTGGCATTTAAATATCCATAAGCGTATTCTGCACCTGAACCCATTGCTAAATAATCTAAATTATATTTAGATAAAGACATATCAATAGCATTATGTTCATATATTTGGCCTTTAATACAAATAATAAGACCTAAATCACCTTCTTTAGTAGTATCTACCCACCAGTTATTATAAAAATCTCTAAGTTGTTTAATAAACTTAGTTTGCATAAATTTATCTAAATCTTTTATATCTGGAACATATGGATTAAAATTATACCGAATACGCTCACCATCTAAGGCTCCTGCATACCCAATTAAATATGGACCAAGTTTCCAAACCTTTGGAGAAGTTAAAGCAAGAATAGTGTTATCGTCTGAAGCGCCACGATCACCAGCCATATATATTTTATTTGTTGCTGGATCACGCACAACTGCAAGCACTGTCACGATATCCCCCTTATAAAGAATAACTTCTTTGGTTACTAAAAAATCTTTAGACTTAAGAAATAAACTTAGGTCTGCCAAACCCTACAATTGAAACTAAAATTCCTTTTTTGTTTTTCTTAAAGGCACGAAGTTTTTTACAAACCTCTCCACCATTTCTTTGACTGCCTTTTGCATTGTTAGAAGTATTACCCTCAACACACCAAACTGTTCCATCTCCGTTATCTTGTACAACAATACCTACGTGAGAAATTCTATCTACTCCGTCAGATGGAAAATCAAAATATGCAATGTCTCCTGGATCTGGATCCGATAAATCTCCATCAATCCATGATTTAGCCTTTTTAAATGCTTGTGCTCCAGCAGGTGTGTAAACAGTATTTGGAACTTTTACTCCTGCTTCATTAGCGCACCACATAATAAATGATCCACACCAAGGTTGAAAGTTAGACTTAGTATATGCACCATAGATAGTCTCATTATCTTTAGGACCTTCTATAGTTCCTACTTCTGCTGTTGCAACTTCAACTAATCTTGCTGCTGTACCCTGTTTTGTCATTATTTTTTGTTCCAACTATCATCTACTGGATGCTCTGTTGGCATTTCTCCAGTTGGCTTTGCCAACCTTCGTGCTTCAGCCTCATCAATTTCTGCCTCAAGTTTTTTATCTGCCTGAGTGTTTTTAGCATCCATTTCTTTATTAGACAACTGTGCATCCATAATATCTTTTGCACCAGATTGACCAATTAAAATACCTGCAAGTGTTCCAGTAATAAAAGTTGCTACGCTACCAAGAACATTAAAAAACATTTTGTCATTTTCGGATTGACCATTTAGTGGTTGCTCAACAAAAACGAGGGCATATAAAATACCCATTGTTGTAAAAAATAGGATTGCTCCTAAAGTAAGACCTAAAATAAATTTAAGCAAACCATCTAACTCTGTTTGTGTTCTTCTTTTATTCATTGCTTAACCCCTTTACTAAATCTTTTGAACATACCCCAGAATATTCACATGCTGGCGGAACACATTTTTCAATCTTCCAGTTTGCTGGGTCTTGACAGGCATACCTGTAGCGACTTGAACAAGCAGAAAGGCTTATTACAAGTATACCGCAAAGCAGGGCTGACGTCAATCTTCTCATACTAACATTATACTATAAGTTAAAATAATAACTTACAGGGTTATTAGATAAGACTATCAGTCTTCTTTACGAATTCCTATGGTTGCAAACCATACGGCTACTGATACTAGGGTTACATACCCTACTACCGTCTTTGCGCTGCCCTCTAAAACCACCCATGCTACAAAGAAGCCCAGGAATGTAAAGTTCTCATTTAGGGCTGCCATACCCCATTGTTTTAACTTTTTCATTTTATCTCCTTCTTCTAGGTGCAGTAGCAACAATTAATTGACCAGCAATAATCGTTACAACCACAATATCTTCTGCTTTTTCACGTTCTGGAATAGACATATCAGCGCCT